GATAGTCTTACATATCTAATGGATATGTACGAAAGTACTAAAGTATTAAATTCAACGAATACAATGCAGGCATGGGGGCAATACGCACAATATATGAAAATACTGATGTCTCAGATAGTGGCTAAATCTACCAAGAATGTAGTATTTTTAGCTCATACCTCAGATGTTCTTAATGAAGCCGAGATGGTAAATGAAACTATGGTTAAGGTTAAAGGATCTCTGATGAATCAGGGTATTGAGAGTTTCTTTACTTGTGTCATTTCAACTAAGAAAGTGGGTACAGCTAAACTTGAAGATAAGATTGCTAAATCTCCACTATTTAAAATTACCCCAGATAATAAAGATGACGGATTCAAATATGTATTTCAAACTCGATTAACTAAAGAAACAGTTAACGAGAGGATTCGTAGTCCTATGGGAATGTGGTCTAGAAACGAAACCTATATAGATAACAACTTACAAAATGTTATCAATAGATTACATGAGTATTACAAATAAGTGATATAATAACGTGGTGGTACAGCAGTATTAGAGCCACGTTAATCCATCTACTGCAGGATAGGAACTATATGCCTTATAGGGTCTCCTCCCTTGTAGAACCTATCCTAACTGAAGAGTTATAAACTACTAGTCCTCCCTCTCATCGGGGGGGAGGCAAACATGTTGGTCCTCGACTGGATGGTAGTAGTGACTAGTGTTGCTACTACTATTCCGGACCTACCCTATTAATACCTTCTAAATTAAGGAGAATTATGAGCCATCCCGGCAATGATGAAATTATAGATAATGAACGAGATAATCGAATAGCTTTATCTCAAAAGATGGTATTCGCAGCAACAGAAATGGGGATTGAAATTGTACAGGAGATTGCTCTAGAAACTTTAAAACAAAAACCAGGAATGTCTGTTAAAGAATTTACAAAAGTACTAGATCAATATCTTGAAAAGCAGAGATCCATGCAACAAAGTGAATAATTAATGTGTGGAAGATCAGAGTAGTATTAACAATAACATATGAAAGGAAATAAACTATGAGTGAATGGGCACTACCAAAAAGTGTAGAGACACAGTCTATAGAAGGAACAGGCGGTGGATTTGCATGGGAATCTGGAGTATATGATGCAACTGTTAAGATGGTATATCTTAATCAAACTGCATCTGAAGCAATGTGGTTTAATGTTATTTTAGAAAAGAACAGTGGGAATTTCGCAGAACTTCGAGAGAATTTTTGCGTTAAATCCGGTAAAGCTAAGGGTAATAAAACTTATTACACGAAGGATGGTAAAGACTATCCGCTTCCTGGATACTCAATTGCAAATTCTATGTGCGTAGCTATTACAGGTGAAAGCTTACCTAAGTGTATGGAATCTGTAGAGAAAAAAACTGTTAAGGTTTGGAATCCTGAATTAAAGAAGGAAGTACCTGCAGAACGTCCAGTAGTAATGAGCTTAGTTGGTAAACCTATTAAAGTAGCAGTTCATCAAGTTATTGAAGACAGAACTGCTAAGAATGCCAAGGGTGAGTATGTACCAACTGGCACATCTCGTACTATAAACAAATGTAAATTCTTTGGTAATGCCGAAGGGAAAACTGCTGAAGAAATTGCAAAAAAAGAACCTGCAACTAGATTCGATAAATGGGCTCAAAAGAATACGGGCACAGTTATTGATGTATCTACTGCAAGTAAAAATGGTAGTTCTGCTGCTGATATTATGGGAGCACCTGCGAATCCAGCTACTGATAAGCAGGGTTCACTATTTATCTGAGGCAAACTATGCTTATTGCAGGCATTGATCCGGGAGTTAATGGAGCAATCGCTGTACTGGATTCGGAGAATCCAGACAGCGTTGCTCTATTAGACTTAAAAAAGAAAAGCATTACTGATATTTGGAAATGGTTACAAGCCTTAAAAAGAACTCAGTGGTACGACTGGGATCTTAAGATAGATGCAAAGATTATAATATGGGTAGAAGACATCCATTCTATGTATGGTATGTCAGCCAAATCTAATTTTTCATTTGGTAAAAATCTAGGAATAGTTACTGCTATTGCTGAGATATTTACAGAACTTCCACCTAATACAGTTACTCCTAAAATATGGCAGAAATACATAGGTGTTACTGCTAAAGGTAAAGCTGTAAAGAAACAAGTAGCTAAGATAGCTCAATACTTGTATCCACAAGCTGAACTACACGGTAAACGAGGAGGCTTACTTGATGGGAGATCAGATGCTTTAATGATTGCCTATTACGGGCTCCATAATAAGGAGGAATAATGAAGATAGAAATAGATATAGATATTGAATCTATAGTAAAAGAAGCACTCAAGAAACAACAAGCAGGAGATACAATCCCTGTTCCTGTAGAAGCTACTACTACTAGTAGATCTAAATGGGAATATGGACGTAGGAATGGAAGACGACGTACTGTAGAAGAAATGGCTCTACATGATCTAGAAAAGGAGAAAGGTCGTAGACTAACTCCTGAAGAAAAGGGAGAAGCTAAAGCTAAAGTTGAAATAGATATAACTACAGAAAATCAAGTTAAAGAAGCAGCTATTAAGAAAGTTCGTATAGATACTATAACTGCTGAAGGTATGGCTGCAGCGTCTAAAGAATTAGCTGAAGAACATGGTTACACTGAGGAAGAGTTACAGTCTGGAGGTTATCCAGAAGATCCTACGAAAAAAGAACCTGAAGCTGAGATCCCTAAAACTGAGGATCTCCCTAACTCATTATTCATATGACTAAACGAAAAAAACCTAATAACGACCCTATAGACCTAGTAGAAAAATTAAGACAAAAATATCAGAAAGCAACTAAAAAATCTGATTCCGAAACACAAGATACCTGGATTAATTTAAAAAGCATACTTTACACAGGTCTTATTGCGTTAGTTTTAGCATTTGTTGTTATAGGCGGGGTAATTCTTATACCACTAGCGATTATATTAATTGCTGGACTAATGGTGTTTATAATTGTTAAAGCAGCTTTATCAGAAAGAGATAAAGATACAGACGAAGACGATTAGTCAATTATCTCATCTATTATATCCCCGAAATAAGATACTATTTCAAATCCTGTAGCCTTAGTAGCCTCATCTATTAAATCATCAAATTGAAATAGATTAGGTTCAATATCTCCTGAAACCCACCCAGCATTTAGATTACCTAATGTCGGTATACCAGTAACATTTTGTATAACTGCAGAAACACCTACAGATGTGGGACTACTTTTAATAAGTTGAGTATTATCCCTTTGATTACGTAAGAAATATGCTATAAACGAAGTACCGCCTACAACATCAACCATTTCTAATAATGGTGCTAATGCTTCATCAAATAATACAAAAGAATCAAGTGCTTTGTGTTTAGCAGCACTAAATGGCATCTTTTTTACGTCTTTATCATATGAAACCATTACATATCTAGCTATAAAGTCTGTCAGTTGTACAATTGTCCGCATATATTTATAACCCTTAACTCCTTTAGTCCAATAAATCCAACTAGCTACTTCTAATATTGTAGGAGGAACTTTAGTTAAATAGTGTGCAGCTCTGTCTGATTTGAACAAACGACGGATTCTATTAATATACCCATCAATCTGAGCCTCATTTAAATCTTCAACAATAATTGAATTTACTCCAGCCTCACTCAATTCATGAATCGCATTCCGTTTAATTTTACTAATTACTATCTTTAATTCTTTAGCTTGAGGACTGTTACTTCCTAATTTTCTACTATCTACTAAAGTCTGTAAATTAAATCTTTGTCTTTGCAGTTCACGATATCTAAAAAATTCTCGTACTCCTTCATCAATTTTAGGATATATATACGATTGTGGAATTTTAGCCATCGACAATCTAAATATATTTGATAGAAGATTACCAATAACTACTGCAGGCATTGCAATAACTATTCTATCTTTGCCGTATCCTGCGAATTCTTTAGCTATAGTATGAAGATTATTTACCGCGTGTTTAGCTGCTTGAGTATAAGGCCCAGGACCTTGTAAAAAAGATACATTTGAAAAATGTATAGGTTTATAACCAAATACTTTATTAACAACATCTTCCCTAACCAGAAACTCTCCATTTTCATCAAGGTATTCTAAGATATACTCACGTAATGCTTTTGGAAGTTTTCTATATCGATCAATGTATCCTGACTCTGGACTTATCAAATCAATAAATAGATGTCTATTATCCTCATCTAACATATTATTTCGTTCGTCAATTACTAGATCAATTGTATGTTTGCCTTCTACTAGAGAGTATTTACGATCAATATATGAAGATCTCATATGACCAAATACATTCTGTATTTCTAAATCTGGTTTAAGTATCTTTTTTGTTGCTGCGTGACTAAGCATAACCCGATAATCAACAGTGTTTTGATCGTCATCTCTTAATGGCATTAACTGTACATCTTTTTTGCTTTCTATAACTGGAGCAGCCTCTTCTCGTTTTTTAATCTTCTTAATTTCTGAATTAATTTTTCCATAATCAGGTTGTCCATCAGTTTGATATTTAGGATTCTTTGATAATATTTCTGTCAGGGTAGTACCCATATGTTTCTGATTTGTAGAAGGTATCAAACCAGATTGATCTTTTTGCTCTGGAGAATTGTAAGCAATATATAATGTATCGTGATGGTTATCTATGCCTTGAACACCTACTAGCTGTTCATGATGCCTAAAACCTTTCAACCACCACGCTTTCTTATCTTTGAGTAATCCTGTTTCTAATTGAGTTAAATCATCTACACGTTCAACGATATATCCTTTAACCATTTGATTAATATTCTTATCAAATAAATTCTTTGTAGCCTTATCTACGTAATCTAAATGAGTATCTAATATATCAATAATAGCGTTTTCTTTAGAATCAGCTTTAAACTCGTCATTGATTAATTTTTTAACAGCATCTAATCCTTCTTGGTTGACCCCAGATTTTTCAGTTATCTGTACACTAACTAAAGCAGATAGTGTTGCGTAAGCACTTAATAAATCAATATGCTTTTCATCAGTAATGTTATAGGTCTGTGCGATAGATCGAACATTTGTATGTGCACCATGTAGTTTATTAAGACCAGTACTCATCCAATATCCTAAATTATTAGTATATTTAATTACATCATCTGATACAGATAAACCAAGTTGTTTTAGTATCCTTGTCTTTTGTGTTTGAATTGCTGTATCATTATTTACTAAATTACCAATATCAAAATGGGATAATCCTAGAACTAAAAGACTTGATAAGTCTGTGCGATAGAACACTGAAGTTAAAGCTTCGCGTGTATTGACAGACATAGCATGCGGTT